CCACAATTTATTAAAAGCGCCGATGCAGAAGAATAGAGGTTTTAAAAACAAACAAAGAGGTCCTTATGTTATAGCTAACGAAAGGATTAGAGCAGACAAAGTTAGAGTTTCCTTTCCAGACGGTGAAAGCCAGGTACTGTCGATTAAGGATGCTATACAACATGCACAAAAGTTAAATTTAGATTTAGTACTGATAGCCGAAAATGCCAGTCCACCAGTTTGTAAAATAACTGATCTAAATAAACATTTGTACTCGTTGAAGCAAAAAGAGAAGCTGGCTAAAAAGAAACAACGCGAAAGCATTGTAGAACTCAAAGAAGTACGTATGGGGTTAAATATTGATACACATGATTTAAACACCAAGGCCAATATGGCTCGTAAATTTTTGGAAAAAAACAACAAAGTGACAGTAACAGTTGTATTACGTGGTAGAGAACGAGGAAGGCAAAATTCTGCAAGGGAGTTGCTAACTACGTTCGCTAATATTTTAGAAGTAGAATATGAGCAAATATCTACGCAAAACAATCGTGTTTCTGGCAAAATACAATAAAAGGTAAAAATGGCACACTATCAAAAAAATAATAATAAACATAACGAAAAACCACAGTTTGGAAATGGTCTATCTGTTGAAGTTAGAAATGGCAATGTAGAACAAGCTATTAGAAAACTAAAAAAGATGATTATGAAAACTGGTATGCTAAATGAAATACGTGATCGCAGATACTTCATTAGTAATACAGAAAAACGACTAAAAGCAGAGGCGGCGGGCAAAGCTAGACGACGCAGAGAGATAGCTAAAGATTCTATAGTTAGAAAAAGACTATATTAATACGTTATAACTGAATTTGTCTACAAATGTAGATAAATAACAATGTATACAACAGGACTGATTCCTACCGTATACATGGAATGCCGAAAGGGTTCCAAATAATCTTGCTTAACAAAGGAGAAATGATATGACTAGATTAACAACACTAAATCTTCCAGATTTTTATAAGACTACAATAGGATTTGATAGTATGTTTGACGAAATGCAAAATGCATTTGCAACAAACACAGGCGGTTACCCACCTTACAATATTGTAAAGAATGGTAACGGTAGCTATTCAATTAGCCTAGCAGTAGCAGGTTTTAATAAAGACGAAATAAAAATCGAACAAGACGGTAATACACTTTCAATTAACGCTGAAAAGAAAGATAGCGAGGAAGAGATTGAATATTTACACAAAGGCATCGGAACTAGAAACTTTACAAGAGAATTTAGTTTAGCTGACTATGTAGAAGTAACATCGTCGAAATTAGATAATGGTATCTTAGTAGTAACACTGGAACAAAACATTCCAGATGAAAAGAAACCACGTAATATTAAAATTGACTAATTAAAGGAAATTATGACTCAAGCATCAACACAAGGCGTAGCAGAAATTGTTAAATTAAAACCACCATCAAGGTATAATGTTGTTTTACTTAATGATGATTCTACTCCGCAGGAGTTTGTAGTTAATCTTTTACAGACAATTTATAATAAATCAGTAGAAGAAGCAACTTCTGTGATGCTTGACGTTCACGATAAGGGCAGAGGCATAGCAGGTACCTATAGCTATGAAGTAGCAGAACAAAAATGTGTAGAAACTATAACCGACGCAAGAAGAAATCAGTTTCCACTAGATGTTACAATAGAAAAAGCAGAATAAAACATTAAATGAAAATAGCAATCACGCAACGTGTGATTGAGTTTCGTAATGGACCGTATGACAGCATTGATCATGGATTTTATGAAATGTTTTCAGGTCATACATTACAACCCATACCAAACCATTTAGAGCATTATAAAACAAGTACAGTAGTTGATAGTGACTTAGTGGTATTTACGGGCGGCAATAGTATGGTACCAGGTAACTGGCAATACAACGAAAACCGATTACGAGTAGAAAAACACACGTTAGACTTAGCAAAACTTTATCACAAACCAATATTAGGTATAAGCAGAGGCTGTCAGTTTCTAACGATTGCTCATGGCGGTAGTATAGAAAAAAACGGTAGACATCAACTTAATCATAGTGTAAACTATAAGGGTAGTAGCGTTGAAGTTTGCAGTAGGCACGAAGAAGTGCTAAGTAAAATTCCAGATGGAGCTACATGTTTAGCGGAAGATGAATATGGATACTGTGAAAGTTGGAAATTAGAGAATATGATAACTGTATTATGGCATCCAGAACGAATGAAAACACATTGGCTTCCATATGAAGCATACGGAATTTTAGGATTATAATGACAAAACAAGAAGAAATAAGACAAGAAGTTAAAGCAGAATACAAAGATAGTCAAATGACAAAAGCTGGTAAACTCGCTATGGAATTAGGAGCTGAACGTAAACGCTTGAAGAAAGAATTATTAGAATTACAATCTGAAGTAGAAGACTTAACACCTACTACACCAGTTGGTACAGTTGACTGGTATGTAAAATGGACATCAATGGCTTTTGCAGTTTGTGGTGTGTTTCTAATAAGTGCAGGATTAATGTTTTGGGGACAAATTGCTTATATGATTAGTGCTGTAGGTTGGGTATTTGTTGGCATGGCTTGGGGCGATAGAGCTATTATGATTGGAAGTGCTATAACTGGAACAGCAGTAGCTATGAATTTTGTACAAAGGTTAATATTATGAAAATAGGATTTACATGCAGTACATTTGATTTATTACATGCAGGACATGTACAAATGTTAAGAGATGCAAAAGAACAATGTGATTATTTAATATGCGGGTTACAAATGGACCCAAGTATAGATAGACCAGATAAAAAGAAACCACCAATACAAACAATAGTTGAACGCTATACACAACTTAAAGCAATTAGTTATGTAGATGAAATTATTCCATATGCATTAGAAAAAGATTTAGAAGATATACTAGAAATGTACGAAATTGATATACGTACACTAGGTGAAGAATATCGTGAAAAAGATTTTACAGGAAAAGATATTTGTAAAAGGCGTGATATCGAGATACATTTTAATAAAAGAGATCACAGATTTAGTACAACAGACTTAAGACAAAGGGTATGTAAAAATGAGAATTGAAAATGATGTAAAATATGATTACAGTGATGTATTAATTAGACCAAAACGTAGCACATTAGGTTCACGCAAAGACGTGGATTTAGAACGTGGTTTTAAATTTCGTAATTATGAGGGAGAAACTGTAGATAGTTACAGACACTATCGCGGAGTTCCAATTATGGCAAGTAATATGGATGGCGTTGGCACATTTGAAATGGCAGACACACTTGCTAAACAAAAGATCACAACATGTTTAGTTAAAACTTATAGTGTAGAACATTTAGTCGCATATTTTGGTACAGATAGTATTGAACGTAAAGAATATGTAGCAATGAGTATTGGTATCACTGATACTGATTTAGAAAAGTTTCGAAATGTATATTCACAATCAAGCAAAGGTATGAAATACGTTTGTATTGATGTTGCAAATGGATATAGTGAACGATTTAGTAACTTCGTTAGAAAGTTTAGAAAACAATATCCTAATGTAGTAATCATTGCAGGTAATGTAGTTACAGGCGAAATGACAGAGGAGTTAATACTTAATGGAGCAGACATTGTTAAAGTGGGTATTGGTCCAGGATCAGTATGTACAACACGTATACAAACTGGTGTTGGATATCCACAACTTAGTGCAGTTATTGAGTGTGCAGATGCGGCCCATGGTCTTGGTGGACATATTATTGCTGACGGTGGTTGTAATTGCCCTGGTGATGTGGCTAAAGCATTTGCAGGCGGAGCCGACTTTGTAATGTTAGGCGGTATGTTTGCAGGACATGATGAAGGTGGAGGCAATCCAGTTGAAAGAGATGGCGGGAAGTTTATACAGTTTTATGGTATGAGTTCTGATGCGGCAAACGTAAAACACTTTGGCGGACTTAAAGACTATAGAAGTAGCGAAGGCAGAGAAGTACTTGTTCCTTACAGGGGTGCAATAGAAAGTACAACACAAAACATATTAGGTGGTATTCGCAGTACATGTACATACGCAGGTGCTAACAGATTAAAGCACTTAATGAGATGTGCAACATTTGTATTGGTTAATAATCAATATAATCACACATACGAATCAACAACAACAAAATTATAACATATTTAGATAAATAAATGTGTTAAAAAGAGCGACCTCGGCTCAGAAAAAAAGAGTGACTCTAGGGAAAGACCAGGGCATAACCCATGCCATACAAGCGACACATTATGAGGTGTTGTGGTAACATCCGGGAGAGACCGGAAAATGGATGCTTTCCCAAAAACATCCACACATAAAATAAACGGAGAATAAAATGACTACGACATTTCTTAATGCATGGTCAAGGTTGTTCAACGGGCACCGTCGAAGTGTGGCCTATAACAAGAACCTTATGGCATATGCAAAAATTGAATATGGTAATGAATGGCTATATGCCTACAACTATATGTTAGAAAACAAAGGCAAGGCTCCTAAGTCTTGGCATTCAAAAAAGGTGACAATAAAATGATTAATACTATAACAAATAAACTAAGTTGGGTAAAACGTGCATACACACGCAGTCAAAGTCGCAGAGAAACTGAACAGGCTTTGTCAGACTTAAACGACTTTGAATTGAATGATATTGGCTTGTGCAGAGGCGACATTAAATATATTGCCAATTTAGCCGCACAAGGTGTTAACGTAAATATAGAAAAAGATATTAATAAGTAGAGTTTTAATTGTATAAATAGTTGTATGAGCAAAGTACATCTATTATCAGAGTTATTACATAAGTTAGAACATTTCTCTACACAAGAAGAGAAGTATGACCTTTTATCTAAATATAATAAAGAACCTATATTTAAAAGAATAATTACTATAGCATACAACCCATGGATTAATTTTGAAATGCAAGATTTTACTCCAAAAAGAATGGGTAAAAAGTTTGGAATGGGCATAACAAAATTTTTACATATTTTAACAGATATTGTTGATGAAAAATATGACGACAAAGAAAAGAACTTTTCTTGTCAAATGGCTATGCAACACATTGATGAGCGTGAAGCTGAAATATTTGTTAGGTTATTAAGACAGAAACTAGAACTAGGTTTAGAATTAGAAACAATAAACCGTGTATGGCCTGGATTAATAATGATTTATCCAATAAGCAATCCTGCACAAGGTGATTACAAATCATTTAAAAAGTACCCAGCGGCAGTACAGCCTATTAGTAGAGGCTTGAGAGTTAATGTAATTGTACACAAAAACGTAGTCAGTTACAAAGACAAAGAAGGCAATAATATTGAAGGTTGGAATATATATGATGAACAGTTTATTAATCTAGCACAAAATAATAGTACAGTATTCGATGGCCATGCAGTTGTGGCAAACGGAACAGTTGTAACAGAAACTGATAATGATAAAGTATTAGAAACAGAGCCAGATAATGTTAGATTTAACTTTTGGGATGTTATTAGATATGATGGATTTATTAAAGGTGAAGATACACGTATAGGTTATAACTGGCGTAATAACGGTCTAGAACATATGATTATACTTGCCATAGATAAAAACAAAACACCTTGCTATGATATTATTAAATCTGATTTAGTGGGAAGTAATGAACAGTTAGCATTAACTGTTAAAAAGTACAAATCAAAATGTGTTATTAAATCATTAGATGGTACGTGGGTACATGGTGTTGATCCAACTCAAGTTATTTACGAGTTGTAATTTTCTTAACATACTGGCCGCCAGGATGGTCATATATAGCATCAAACATTTGAAACTTACTAAATGCTTTAAATGTTCCTTTTAGCCTATCAAGAAATCTTTGCCATGGTGTCATATTTGTTTTAACATGAAGATCATATGTTATATAATGAAGGAATCCAACATGTGTGTATAGTCCAAATGGAGGAACTCTGCAAACAATGTCATTATTATTTACAATACGATAAGCCTCAATATCATCAAACTGTTTAGCCCAAAATCCATCTCCAACTCTAGGAGATCCATATGTATATAAAACTAAGTCTGCACCCAATTCGTGTAATCTACTAGCACAAATAGTTGCCATTGCAGCACCCAAACTGTGTCCAGTTACTATAATTTTTTTAGTAGTTACTTTTTTACCTAACCACTTAATAACTTGTGGCCATAGTTTATCTAGCTCTGTTTTAAATCCAGAATGTACTGAACCTTGTGTTTCACTTTCAGTTGGCCATGCTTTAATATCAGCAAGAAAATCTTTAAAAGCCGATGATATGGAAAATTCACCATCGTCTTGTGCGCCTGTTCCTCTAAATGCTATAATAAGATAATCATGCATTACTATTCCATAGCCTTCTGCATTATCATTATCAAACATCTTTATACTTGAATATTTAATTTTATTAGTTTTTAAATATTCAGTTACTGTGTCAATATCTTTATATACTATTGCAGAAATATTTGCACATAAATCAGTTAATTCCCAGTTTATGTTACATTCTATTCCGTGTTCGTGTTTATGATTTTTTGACAATTACCTTCTCCAGTTTATGTATAGGTATTCGCTTATTATAGATATATCTCCATACCTTGCCTCTACCGTTGTCTATCTCAAATATAGTTTCTCTAAATCCTATGCTAATAATTGTAGCCTTTTCACCGTCTAAAAATACAACATCACCTGGTTCAAAACCTGGTTTCATTTTCCAACGTATACTTGCTACAAAGTCACCCACAGCTTCTTTCATCCACAATACTATTATCGCAGTGATACCGAGCCCTATTAAAGGTTCTAAAAATTGGGTGAATTGAAGTGTTTGTTGTTCTAACATACTATAATTATTTATCCAAATTAGTTGACAAACGTAGTTAATACGTGTATAATTTAGATAAATAGTATTTAATATAGGACTAAAATTATGGCATATTCAGAAAAAGTATTAGATCACTACAATAATCCACGTAATGTGGGCAAGATGGATATCAATGATCCAAATGTAGGAACTGGAATGGTTGGAGCGCCAGCTTGTGGTGATGTAATGAAATTACAAATTAAAGTTAAAGACGGAGTGATTGAAGACGCAAAGTTTAAAACTTATGGTTGCGGCAGTGCAATTGCTAGTTCTAGCATGGTTACAACAATGCTTAAAGGTATGACGTTAGACGAAGGATTAGAAATTAAAAATACAATGATTGTAGAAGAACTTGCACTTCCACCAGTTAAAATTCACTGTAGTGTACTGGCCGAAGATGCAATTAAGTCAGCAATAAGAGATTATACTGGCAAGAATCCACAATTAACTGAAAAACAATCAAAAATAAACGCAAAACAGGTTGACATACACTAGTTTTGTGTTATCATAAATAATATACAACGTTGAAGCAAACTCAACGATATTCAGGACCTCGGGGCAGTACCGAGCAGCTCCACCATAAACACATTATAGATGAGACAATCAAAAGGATAACTCACTACAATATACAAATGCCGACACGGCGTAGCGAGGCAACAGGACACGTAAAGTCACTGCTTGTAATGTGTTTATGATGGGGCTGATATAGGATCGACTGGTATTTAATAGGTTTAGTGGAGTTGTCGGGATGTAAGCACCGTTATCGCGAACAACATTTATAATTGCAAATAACAATTATGCGCCAGAAATGGCATTAGCGGCTTAGTTTTAAGCACGTAGGGGTTTTGCAAGTTGAGCCTGGCAACAGAATCAACTTGCTATTACGAAGCATGATGCATTGTAATAGCATAATAAATCAAAGGAAAAATTATGAAAAAGACTATAATTACAGCGGCATTTGTTGTCGCTTTAGCTGGAGCGGTTCAGGCCGCAGACTACGATAATACGGGTGTTACAATGACTAGCGAAAGTTCGTCAATTGGATATTCATTATCAACAAACGATACATCTAGATCAATTGATGTATACACTATTGGCAGAGCATTAGATCTCGGAGCAGGCATTGACGATAACGGAACAAACCGTGATTATAGCGTGTCTATCGGAAGAACTCTTAATGTTTTACCATTGGGCCGTATCACTGGTTATGTAGATGGTAAAGCCGAATACAATTGGGGCGACTCGTTTGCTAAATCTGAAATACATCTTACTCCAACAGTGGGTGGAAAAATTGACTTAGGTCGAATTAAACCATATGCTGAACTAGGGTATTTGTTGAAATCAACGGAAGGCGATTTTACCAGCATCAACAAGGTTAATCCAACTATCACTATTGGTACTAGTTTGGCATTAACAGAATCTACTTCATTATCAGCAAAATTAACTAATTCACTTAATAGTGATTGGAAATCAACTGATAAAGAATTAGGTTTCGGATTAACAGTTAAGTTTTAAATTAAACTAATTAGTTCATTAAAAAGGTCACAATGTGGCCTTTTTTTGTGGTTGACTAATCGGGTTAAATGTTATATATTAATGAATGGACCCGTAGCTCAGTTGGATAGAGCGTATCTTTGCGGAAGATAAGGCCAGAAGTTCGAATCTTCTCGGGTCCGCCATAAATAATTGTATGAACGGATTTAATTCAACAGTACATCCAACAATGCCAAGACTTACTACAGTAGTGCTTGATCAAGCTACTGTGAATCAATTTATAGCTGAAGTACAAGATATCACTATACAAGCAATTGAATACAAACCATTTCTAAGATTTAAAGTAGCAAATATTCTTAATGAAATAACAAATAATAGTCTTGGCTTATATTTACAAGAGATATTAAAAGATAAATTTCGAGGCGCAATACTTATTGATGCTGGTGATGAAATAAATGATGATGTGTCTAATGTATTACTTTCTACTGCAATATCACATCTAGTTGGATTACCTAATTTAGATTCAATGTCTAGTAAGTTTTATGCTAGATTTACAGTTAAAAATACAGATGATAGTGATAGTTACTTACGACAACATAGAAGGCTTGAACTTCATACAGATGGAACATATGTAGATGAGAAAACTGATTGGGTTCTTATGCAAAAACTTGCATCTGTTAATTGTGTAGGTGGTGAATCATTATTACTTCATATTAGAGAATGGCAAGAATTCAATAAGTTTTATAATCATTTATTATCTTCTGAAGACATACAATGGGGCTCTCCAGCAAGTAAAAATGTTTCTAGTAAAGTGTACCACCCAATATTTTTTAAAGAAAAAGGCCATCCTTGTATATCATACATAGATCAGTTTGCTGAACCTCAAAATATGGAGCAAGGATTATACTTAAATGATATAAGTGAATCATTAGAAAAAGATACTAATACTATTGCTATTGAGGTATCCGTTGGTAGTATGTTATTAATTAATAATTTATGTTGGTTGCATGGTAGAGATAAAATTAAACAACATAAGGATTTGTCTAGAGAATTACTTAGACAACGAGGAGTATTTTTTTAAATTTTCTGCCAAGGAAATAGTTTAGGCAAATATGGGAATTTTATATGATTGTTTACGCTTTCTATTACAAATCCTTTGGTTATAAATTTTCCAGTATTTTCTTCAAAGAATTTTATATAATCTCTTTCTACATTAATTCTTACATTTTTACTGTATAATGTTGCATTTACTTCATAGTTGAAAGCATTACTAACATCTATAAAAACTGTTTCATCGTTAAAAGAATTATAACTGGAATCTTTTAACCAGCTACACATTGTATTAATATCCATTAAATCAATTTCTTCAAATTTTAATAAAAATGTCTTTGCTGTGTTATTCCACCATTCTATAAATGGTTCACCAAGATCATCTAAGTAAGAATCTACATCATCTAAAAATTCCATAGCCGCAAAGTGATAACTTAACTGAGGATTTTGTTCTGCGTAATCTTCAACAAATTGTTTCCAGTTACGTCCATTCCAATTATCAAACACATATCGTTGCATATGCACAGCCAACGGGTCAGCATCATAACATACAAGCTCACCACCTGGTTTAAGGTTTCTTATATATGCATTTGATAAAGGACTTACTCCACCACATGTACTATAAACCGCACTTGATATTTTTTCATGTATTTTAGTATCCATTGTTTCTGTGTTCGCTGCATACCACCTAGATACCCATAATTGTTTTCCGATACTGTATACTTTTTCGTAATAGTCTAGATTTTCACCATATATATATTCTCTACCTTGACGCAATTCTTTATTCCATATGCCTACTTTTTGATTATCTTTCATAGCGGCATGAAGTAAATTATGTCCAGCCCATTTGCCGTTAGCAGATACAGTTTCATTAGTGGCTTTAATTGATACTGGATTATATGTTTGCCAATCGCTTAATGTTTCTTCACTTCTTTCAATTTTAGTTGCAGTCCATTCTACGTTTTCTTCAAATTCACCAAATTCAGGTTTGTCCACACTTTCCCACCATTCTAAGTCTATCCACATTGTTTGTGGGTGTATTTGCCACCATGCTTCGTCTCTATCTAGCACATGTCCTACAATTACGCAATTTTTATACTCAGTAGACCAATATGGTTTAGTTTTTTCTAAGAAGTTGTGTAATACTATACCTTGTTTAAACATTAGCAAACCTTTAAAGCCTGATTCTAATCCTTTATTACATAGTTCTACAAAATCATAAGAAGAAACTTGTGGTATGCGTCTATATTTAAAACTATAAAAGTCTAATAGATTTTGTGTTGTTCCTTCTACTGCTTTATCTAGAATTTTATTGTTTAGCAACCAACCTATTCCGGTATCAGGCGGTAGTTTATCTTGTGTATGTTCAAAGTTATAATGTTTCATATTTTCCTTAATAAAGTGTTGACTATATTGTTAGTCTGTTGTATAATGTATACATTGTTGTTAAAATAGTTGTTTCGTTAACAAAGTACATTACTATTTAGTATCTTAGGTAAACAGTATATATAAGAGATAAAAAATTAGTTGACAGAAATATGACTATTGTGTTATAGTAATAACACTAACAAAAGGAAGAACGGACATGATTAGTAGTAGACAAATTGTAGAAATCATCAAAGATGAAATGAACAAAGACGAGACCAGCCAAGAAATCCGTAATGTACTGAAGAAAGTTAAGGAACGTATAGAGATTCTTGAAGAGATTGACTATGTGAATACGGTTAAACAACCGTATGGCAACGAAGATATTGGAAAAACGAGTAAAGCAAAACAAAAAGCAAGTGAAGAATTTGAGAGTTTTTTTAAATGAAATTTAGCGAAATTGCACACACAATAGAAGTGACACAGGAACTAATAAAGGTGTTCCGTAGTCGTACCCAAGAACACGACACTGGACACCTTTATACTACTATTAGTACATTAGAAAACTACGTTGAAGAACTAGAAAAACAGTTAGCAACATTAGAGGCAATCTAAATGGAATTTGTAAGCCCAATTATACGTTTTAAAGATGTCAACATGGAAGAACAAGGAAGACACCTCGGCAAACAGGCGATTCTTGATTTTGGCAAATATCAACTAAGCATTATCTGTAATGAAATGTCATACGGTGGCAAATCAGGACTATATGAAATTGGTGTGTTTAAAGGTTATTCTACTAAAGACGAAACAATGGTTCAACTTCCAGGCATTACAAACGATGGCGATGCTGTAGCAGGACATTTAACTAGTAACAATGTGAATGAAATTATGCAAAAAATGTTCCTAATTACAAAAAATACACCAATACAACTCTAAATATGTGTATAACTTTGTCTATTACCGATTGACAAATCCTTCCTTTTAATATAAACTAAATACATTATAGCAATATATTTTGCTATTATTTAAAGGAGATCAACATGATTGATTGGATAAAAGACAGACTAATAGAACGTACATCTTTAGATGGCGGAATGCTAATTGCAGCAGGTGTAGTAATGATTATTGCACCAGTTAATTTAGTTGGATATGCAGCCATAGTTTATGGTGCATACACATTATTAAAAAGTGAGTAATTATTAATGGCTTTTAAATTAAGCAGTAGAAGTAAATCAAGAATGGAAGGTTTAGACCCTAAATTGATTGAAGTAGTAAAGAAAGCAATAGAACTTACACGTGTGGACTTTGGTGTTATCGAAGGAATGAGAACATTAGAGACACAAAAGAAATATGTAGAAGCAGGTAAATCTCAGACACTGAAATCGAAACACCTCGAAGGACGTGCTGTTGACCTTGTGGCATATGTAGGATCATCAATTTCATGGGAATTAAATCTCTATGATGACGTTGCTGATGCTATAAAAAAGGCAGCTCTTGAATATGACGTTGCAGTCAAATGGGGAGCGGCCTGGAGTGTAGGTGATATCAGGGAGTTTGATGGAAGTATGGCTGAAGCCATGAACGAATACATCGATCTTCGTAGGTCACAAGGGCGTAGGCCTTTTATAGATGCTCCACACTTTGAACTGATGTAAGGATGTGATTTCGAATAAGCACAGTTCAAGTTGGTGCCCTATACCTTTTAATGCTATTAGCTTTCACCCAACTGGCGTATTAACTCGTTGTATGATGAGCGATACCCCTATGGGTGAAAGTTATGATAGCGATCAAATGCAAAAATTACGTCAGGATATGCTTGATGGTAAATGGGACACTAATGGTTGCATGAGTTGTCACAAAAAAGAACAACATGGCAACATAAGTCAAAGACAAAAATGGTTACAACGTAACCCACTAGATTTTAAAAATCAAGAAGGATATAATAATCCAAAAATAACTGGAAATCCAGTAAATCATATGTTTATTAATTACAGTAATATATGTAATTTTAAATGTAGAATGTGTAGTCCAAATTATAGCAATAGTCTTATACCAGAGCATAAACATTTATATGATTTAGGATTAGGACCTAAAGTTAATACAGATACTATTAAAAATAGAAACTTTATAAATGATTACCTAAGAAATAACCCAGATAAATTAGATAGTGTAACTAGTATTTGGATAACAGGTGGTGAACCTTTTATGGACGATAGCTGTTATGAACTAGTTGATATATTAGACGAACATGACAAATCGTGGGAAACTGATATAGTTATTACAACTAATGGTTCAAAAATAGATTTAGATAAATTACAAAAATTTGAAAACTTAAAGTTCTTTGAACTTGATTTAAGTATTGATGTACCTAACAATATGTTTGAATATATGCGTAGTGCAGGAGTATTTACTTGGGAACAAATGAGCAAATTAATTGATGATTTAACACATTTTAAAAAAGAGAATAGTAGCTGGTTCAATATGTGTTTTAATGCAAGTATACAAGCATATAATTTTGATACTGTATTAGAGTTTGATAAAATATGCAGAGATGCAGGCGCCCTAAATAATACTAGGATGCTTATATTTCCAGAACACTTTAGATTAGATGTATTACCATTGGAAATGCGACAAGCAGAATTAAGAAAAATAAAAGACTACACAGTTGCAGAATACGATCCAAGATTTAAAAGATCTTTTGACGATATATGTTTAAATTTATCAAAAGAACAGGCAAATGAAGAAGTAGTAACAAGATTCAAAAAAAGAACAAAAGTGCAAGATACATATAGAGATATGTATTTGTATGATTATCATACACAATTAGCAAACTTCATATATGACAGATAAAAAATTAATACCAGATCGTTGGGTTATACATCATGATGATGCTGGAACAAATGTAAAAGAAAACGACAAGTGGAAAAACTTACATAGTCCAAGTTGGTGTCCTGTACCATTTAATACAATTAGCTGGCATCCATCTGGAATAGTAAGTCGTTGTATGATGAGTGATGATCCAATGGGCGAATCGCATGAGAGTGCAGTAATGCAAGAGCTACGGCAAAATATGCTTGATGGTAAATGGGATGATCATGGATGTTTAAATTGTTTACAAAAAGAACGTAATGGATTTAAGAGTCAACGTATGAATTGGCTACATCATGATTTCAGAGAAAGACTAGGCAACCCAGAACCATATACAAATCCTAAAATAACAGGAAATAAAATAAGCCATTTATTTGTTAACTTTAGTAATGTATGTAATTTTAAATGTAGAATGTGTAATGCAAACTTTAGTAATAGTTTGATTCCAGAAAACAAACATATGTATCCATTGTTTCCTGAAGAATATCATAAAGTTCCCTTACAAAATAGAAAAAACTTTAATAATATTAATGAATATTTAGAAGCTAACCCAGAAGTACTAGATGGTATAACAAGTATATGGATGACAGGTGGAGAACCATTTATGGATGATAGTCCATATAAACTAATGGAACTTATTGAAGAATACGGCCACCCAGAAAAAATTAAAATGGTTATTACAACAAATGGTTCAAAAATAGACTTTACTAAATTAGATAAATTTAATAAACTGAAAAGTTTAATATTAGATATTAGCATTGACGCTGTTGGTCCTATGTTTGAATACATGCGT